TGACGCTCATATGTATGGAACAGGCTTTGGAACTGTCGCTTGGGATCAGGAACTTGATCACGGAGTTGGCGGCATTGAGTTTAAATCAGTAGATCCTTTCGATCAATATCCCGACAAATCATCTTTTGATGTGAATGAAAATTCTAGTTATTATGCTGAGGCTACACCTGTAAATATTGAAAAATTAAAATTAAAATATCCTGATGTTGCAGAATATTTAAAAGCAGACATGCGCGACATTACAAAAACAGACAAAGACATGAGTAATAGCGAGCTGCTTTATAGCTCTGCTACTGATAATGTTATTTATGAAAGAACTTCATCTTATAATTCAAACTGTGCAGACGATGCTCTAGAAATTACTTGTTACATAAAAGATATTCAGACAACCGATGAAGAATCAAAATCTATTGGTGCAGACGGTGCCGAAAAAATTGATTATATCAAAAAGCTAAAATACCCCAATGGCAGAAAAATAGTTGTTGTGTCTGGTGTTCTTTGTGTTGATGAACCAATTCAATATGAGGATGCGAAATTCCCTTATTTAAAGTTATCTAATTATGTTTTACCGCGCGAATTTTGGGGTATGAGCGAAGTTGAACAACTTGAATCACCTCAGAAAATATTTAATAAACTTTTATCTTTCAGTCTTGATATTTTAACTATGACTGGAAATCCAATTTGGATTGTAGACACCAACAGTGGCGTGGATGCTGAAAATTTAATAAATCGACCTGGCTTAATTGTAGAAAAGGAACCAGGATCAGAAGTTAGACGTGAAGCCGGTGGCGATATACAGCAAAGCGTTTTACAGATGATAGACAGACTAAAAGGTTATTTTGATGACGTGTCTGGCAGTAACGATGTGAGCCGTGGAGTTAGACCCGAGGGCGTTACTGCAGCTAGTGCCATTGAAGCGTTACAGTCAGCAGCTAATACAAGATTAAGACAAAAATCTAGAAACTTAGATGCTTTTATGCAGAACTTTGGTCAAATGTATTTGTCTAGAGTTTTTCAATTTTATACATCTCCTAGAGTTTTTAGAATTACCAACAATCAAAATGTTATTAAATATTTTAAATTTCATGTTGATGTAAACTCAGAAGGTAAAAAAATTGCAAGAGTTAGAAATTTTAGTATTGGTGACGATAAAAAATATTACTTAGAGCCTAATGAGGCTCAGTATGATTTAGAAGGTCGTTATGACGTTAAAATTTCTACAGGCTCAAGCTTACCTTTTGAAAAATCTAGGGTATCCCAAGAAACAATGAATCTTTTCGACAGAGGTATCATTGATGGCGATGAAGTTTTAAAGAATCTTAAATATCCTAATGCTGAGCAAGTGTTGAAACGCATGGCAGATAAAGCAGCGCAAGCGGCACAAGCACAACCACAACCACAACCACAACAATAAATAGGAGATTATATGCCACCAGAAATGAAACCAGATGAAATGGGAGAACTACAAAAACAAGCAGGCCAAAATCAAGGCGGCGATATAACAAAACTCGCGCAAGATATTGCTAAAAAAATGGTTGAACTTAAAGACGTTTTAGACAGTTCACAGTCTGCAACAGATAAAGATAAGCAATCAATGGATGCTATCATCCAACAATTTGTTGCGCTCATTGAGGGACAACTTGCAGGTCAAGAGCCTGGTCAAGATGCTGAGGAAGTTCAAGACGAAATGCCTAGTCAAGTTCCCTCAGATCAAGGGTTAAAAGGTGTTCCCATGGGCATGAATACAAGACAATAATTTATATGAATAAAAACAAATTGATAAGGAAAATATAACATGAATGAATTTACAGAAGAGTCAGCAGACGAATTATTAAGTGACCTTGAAAAACCAGCTCCTGAAATGGCCATGGAACAACCTTCAACTGAGGGAGTACAACAAGCCACGCCAGTGGCTCAATCTCAAGCAGCGCAAGAGTACGCTATTAAGTACGGCGGCAAAGAGATTAAAGCGCCACTTGATAAAATCATCAGATGGGCTGAGCAGGGTTATGAAGCTCCACAAAAAATTGGTGAACTTAATAAACAAATTGAATCCTGGAAGACTAAAGAAGCTACTTTAAAAGAATTAGAATCAAAATATAAAACTGTTGATGATTACGCTAGAGAAAATCCAGAATGGTTTAAGCATATTCATAGCGATTATGAGAACCGCATGAATCAACGTCAGCAAGATCCTGGCAGTCAAGAAGTTATGCAACTTAAATCTATGTATGAACAACAAAAAAGTGTATTAGATTCTTTAGTTCAAGACCGTGAAAATGCAAGAATAAAAAATGAAGACCAAAAGTACATGGAAACCTTTGAGGAGATTAAAAAACAATATCCTAAAATTGACTTTCTTTCAGCAGATCACTCCGGCAAAACGCTAGAGTACAAAGTGTTAGAGTACGCCAATCAAAATAAGATTAATAATTTTAAAACTGCTTTCAAAGATTTTCATTTTGACGAGTTGATGAAACTTAAAGAAGAAGAAACAAAAGAAAATTTAGCCAAACAAAAACAAGCTAATACTAAGCTAGGAATCTTGGGTATTAATCCAACTCCTTCTCCGAAGTCGAAAGCGGGTTATTCTAAAGGCAAAAATTATTCTGATATGGAGAAGGAAGCTCTTTATGAGCTTGGATTAACTTAACAATTTAAATAGGAGATTAAAAAAATGGCTCTAACTTGGGACCAAGTTTCTAGTATAACAGAAAAGAAATTTTTAAAAGTAATGTATGATAACGTATTTGATTCAAATCCTTTAATCAAAAGATTAAAAGAAAAATCTTATGAAAAAGTGGATAGCGGTACTTCAATAATGATTCCTTTAAATTACGCTCAAACTACTGCGAGCGGTTGGTTTACTGGTGCTGATAATTTAAGCACAGCAGATAATGAAAATATTACTGCCGCAGAATATTTTTACAAACAATTGTATGCAGCTGTGACTATCACTAGAATTGATGAATTAAAAAACTCGGGCGATGCTGGAAAGATTTCTTTAGTAAAATCTAAAATGCAAATTGCTGAAAAAACAATGAGTGATCTTTTAGGTACTGCAGTTTATAACGCTGGTACAACTTTAAACGCTCCCATTGGTTTAAGAGCTATCGTTGCAATTGCTAGCACCATTGGAGGCATTGACCAGTCAACCAATTCTTGGTGGCAGTCAACTGTTGATAGTACAACTACTGTTTTATCTCTAGCTGCTTTACAAACTGTATTTAATGCAGTTTCAGTAGATTCAGAAATTCCAAGCGTAATCATGGCCACTAGAGCCAATTATAATCGCTTGTATGCACTATTACAGCCACAACAAAGATTTATGGACTCTGAGAGCGCAAAGGCTGGTTTTTCTAGCTTAATGTTTAACTCGGCTCCATTTATTGCAGATTCTCATTGTCCTGCAAATCACGTATTTATGTTAAACGAAAAGAATCTTAAATTATTCGTTCATAAAGATGAAGACATGAGGATGGAACCTTTCGCAAAACCAATTTCTCAAGCAATTAAAATTGCAAAGATTTTTTGGGCTGGTGGTCTTGGTTCTGCTAACAATCGTTTACACGGCAAATTGTCGGCGTTAACAGCATAATAAAAAGAATAGGGGAAAATATATTATGGCATTTAATGGAATGATCGAGACTGTAAAGTCAGAAGATTTAACATCATTTTCAACACTACCACTCTACAGCGTGGGTCTTAAACACGTTTCGTCGGGCAACGAATATGTTTACGTTTATAACGGAAACGCATCTGTGGCTATTGGAACCGGAAAATATTGTGTGCTTGAGCCGCTAGGAACGTCAATGTCAAGCGGCTACACTGTAACAGTGTCAAACGCTTCGCTAAACGGTTTCATGATCGGTGTTGCTCAGAATACAATCAACGCATCCACATATGGTTGGGTTTTGTCAAAGGGACTTTCTTTGATTGCGCTTGATTCAGGTGAGGTATCAATGAACGCAGGAGATCGCTTAACCCTTGGCACAACTGGTGGTTGGGTTACTGCTCCAGTTATTTCTCATGCTACAGGCGGAATTTTTGGTTATGCAATTAATTCTCTTGTTACTACTGTAGGAACTGGAAAAGCTAGAATATTTAGTTATCTAGTTTAATTATTAATTGATAAGAGGACTTCGGTCCTCTTTTTTTAAATAAGGAAATTGATTTATGAAAACAAAACAAATTATATGCGAATACCAAAATTATATTGATTACGCTCCTGTAGCGCCAAAAGAACTTTACAGTCAAGCCTGTAGCAGTGACGAAGTAACAATTCATTCATGGAGAGAGACTTGGAAACGAAATATTAAATCTAACTTTGAATCACATGGATCTTTTGTTAATAATAGCATTGGTCAATTGTTTGGATATGCTAAGCATAAACCTGTAATTATTGCAGGTAGTGGCCCGAGCCTAAAAGATAATGCTATTGATTTAAAAAACAAAGGGGAGTTAGTTGTAATAAGTTGTTTACATAATTTTCACTTTATGGAAGACACCGGAACACCTGCTGATTTCTACGTGAGTCTAGATGCTGGTGAAGTTGTTGTTGATGAAGTGTTTGAAGGTGGATCAAAAACAGAGCAAGAATATTGGAATCTTACAAAAGAGCGCGCATTGATTTGTTTCATAGGAACAAGTCCACAATTATTAAAAAAATGGCAAGGTAAAATATATTTTTACAATGCACCTATTCCAGATAAAGAAGTCACTGATTTTCAGGAAAATCTAGAGGTCTTTAATCAATTTGTTTCTAACGGAGGCAATGTTTTAGGCGCATGTTTATATATAGCAAAAGCTTTTTTCGGTGCCTCAATTATCGGATTTATTGGCGCTGATATGTCGTTTTCTTATTTAAAAAAATTTCATGCATGGGATTCAAAATATGACGCTAAACTAGGTCGTGTTTTAAGAGTCACTGACGTGTTTGGAAACTCAGTCAACACTTGGCAGTCATATCATAACTTCAAAGGCTGGTTTGAGTATGTCGCGCTTACGGTTCCAGGAATTTATTATAATTGCAGCGAAGGCGGCACACTAGGCGCGTACAAAGAAGGAAACATTCGCTCTTTTATACAAATGCCGTTAAAAAATTTTATTAGACAAATGAATATTTATAAAGAAATTGAACATCAGGCATTAGATTCAAAAACAAAAGAAAAAAAACTACTATTTTAAGGAGAATTAAAAAATGGCATTCACAATTGTTAAAAATGTAACTGTACTAGGAAACGAACGAGTTGTTCATATGGATGTAACTGCAGATGCAGCAACACAAACTATTGAGCCAGGATTATCAAAGATCTTTGGTGTAGCGTATTGCCCATGTTCTATGAACACATCTAATATTCATATCAGCCCAAACTCCGGCGCGTTAAACACTTCGCTAGTAGGTTTTATCGGCGTAACAGGTTGTACTTCTGGAGATAGATTTTTTATGTCTGTATTTGGTGTGTAAGTGTCAGTAGGATTTTCTGTATTCACGCTTACAGTGGCAAGCGGGGCATCAACAAGCGATGGTGTAGATCTAACAAAATCATGGAGTAGAATTAGTTTGCAAGTTCCTACGATGACTACAGCAGCGAGTTTAAATATTCAAAACTCAATGGATAAAGGAACTTCGTTTTATCAAGTTTATACGCCTCAAGTTAACACATCGACAGTGGGAGTTTATCCTCTCAGTATTGGTTCTGGGATAGGCACTAATGGCGGTACTGTTATAATTGATGGGCCTCTGTCTTATCCTCGCGTAGTATGCTCTGGCGTGGTTTCTGGTGGCGTGATTTTTAAACTACTTTGTATAGATTAGGGATATTATGAATAACGATATTGGGTTTAAAAAAAGTGCTTTT